AGATTAAACGATTAATTAATATAAATACCGTTGCTGTATGTAGGTTAATACTCAACGGTATTTTTATATCTGCCCTAGATACGCACTTAATTCATAACTAATTGATATTATTGGGTTTGTAACTGGGTTGAATGACACGCCCAACAGCTGTTAAACCTTGCATTTTATTTGTATTAAACCAGAATTTGTCAGACTCTAATATGTGCGTGTGTAATGTAGGGTGCATTTAGCTTTAATAGGAGAAGATAACACGCCTTAATATTAGTAATTAGGTTAATTGTGTTATTAATAAGAATATATTTCTATACGGGCACGCATGGGTCAGGGGGGTAGTGTACGTATGCGTATGCAATCACGATAATAAATTTGGTAAAAAGGGGGTTTAAACCAGTTGCTGTCCGTGGCTGTACCTAAGTAAGACCGGTTGCTGTCTATAAGTAGTACCTATATATACACCCCCCAAAGGCTTACCTTTTATTATACACCCCATATGCCAACCTGTCAAGTTTTTTCTTGACAAAGTGTGTATATACAGTATAATTATATAATAAGGCATAAACTTCGTTCAGGTCTCACCAATTACACACAGGGATGAACTAGGGGACAGCAACCGTTTATGCTTCTTTCCAACTTAACACAGCAACAGAAATGAATCAAGGATTACTAAAAGAAAAATCCAGAGAGTTAACCAAGAAACAGCAATCGTTCTTAACAGAGTTGTTCAAGTGTGGTGGTAATATTACAAAGGCACTAGAATTATCTGGTTATAAGCCATCTTCTAGACAGCATGTATTACAGTCTCTCAAAGAAGAGATCATAGAACAGGCAAAGGTAGAACTTGCAGCACACTCGGTTACAGCAATCAATCGTGTAGTCGAAGGTATGAATGATGTAGGTGAACACCCTAGGGCAGAGTTGCGACTGAAGGCTGCACAGACACTTCTTGACAGGGTCGGTCTGGGCAAGCAAGAGAAGATTGATGTAGAAGGTAAGTTACTTCACGGTGTGGTATTGATGCCTGCCAAGAAGGAGATGCCAGTTGTAAACGTGGAGGATTGATTATGGACGAACAAGAAAAAGCATTTGAAAAATTTAATAGAAGAAAAGCTGCAATAGATATGGGTAATCTAGAAGCTGAAATTCAAGGGCAAATACCTTTTTATAGAAGACAACAAGAGAGAAGAGAAGAGCAGCTGTTAAGAGACAGACTTAAAAGAGATGGTATACCAATACCAAAAGAAGAAAGAGAATTTGAAGTAAAGAAGAAAAAAAAGAAAAAGACTTTAGTTTCTAAATATAATTATAAAAAAGGTAAAGCATACGCACAAAGTCCTAGACAAGTAAAAACAACATGAGCATAGCCTGTTTGGTATTAGATTTCGTAACTAGGAAGTATTACACAATAGAAGAACTGCAGAAGATACAAGAAGAAAGAAGAAAGAAACACGCTAAAGAAATAGCAAAGAAAGAAAAGAAAAATAATAATAAGAAAAAATAGGGGAAATAAGAGGGAGGATATGAAGGAATGGTTGATCCGGTCACGGCACTGGCTACAGCAACAGCAGCCTTTAACGTCATTAAGAAAGGCTTTTCAGTGGGTAAGGATATCGAAAGCATGTATGGAGATGTGGGTCGATGGATGGGTGCTTGCTCAGATATCGGACAGGCTCAAAAGATGTCGCAGAAGCCTCCGCTATTTAAAAAGATATTTGCTGGTGCGTCTATTGAAGAGGAGGCGTTAAATGCTTTCGCAGCTAAGAAAAAAGCTCAAAAGATGGAGAATGAACTTAGGAATTTCATTAACTTATCGCATGGGCCGAATGCATGGAATGAACTTTTGCAAATGCAAGGAAAAATCAGAAAACAAAGACAAGAGATGATTTATAAACAACAAGAGAGACAGAGAAAGATGTTGGAAATATCTTCGTTGACTGTGGTAGGATTACTAGCAGCAGCCATGATGGTTTGGATTGCTACAGCAGTGGCTAGTAAAGTAAAGGCACATGAGCTCTGTGGGGAGTTTCAAACGGGCTACGCCATTTGTATGAATGAAGGATACGACCAAGCACATGCTAGTATGTTTAACAAAAGGTTTCCTAAACACGAGAGATATATAAGTTGTAAGTTAGCACAGTATAGACCATACAGCAGCAATGGTATGAAGGGTATGCAGTGTAGATACAGATTTCCTAATCAGGATAGTTTTACCATCGTTACTTATGAAGGTATGTGTCCTGAACAATTAACATGTACGGTGAGTAATTAAATGAGTGATAATAATAAAAAAAAAGATGAATACAAAACAGGTTTTTTTAATAAACTAATAGGAAAAGACCCTTTCTACACTAAAGGAATGAGAGAAACTGCTGATGCACAGTTTAATCAGCGTATGTCTGCTCAAATGAAGAAAAAATTAGAAAAGGCAGCAAAAAAACAACAAGAAAAGATGGGGGATATTGAATATAAATTTCAAAAAAAATATAGTAACCCACCAAGGAAACCAAAAACTTGAGAAGAACAACATCAACCATACCATTTGGGTATGAACTATCAGAGGACGGAAAAGAATATATTCCTGTAGATAAGGAATTAGAATTATTAGAAAAGGCGTTTACATTCGCAAACAGCTGTGGGCCTGCAAAAGCTGCAAGGTGGCTAAGTACAGCATCCGGTAGGAGAATATCAAACCCCGGTCTTACAAAGCGAATGAAAATAGGTGTACACTTAGACAGATGACAGAAGAACAGAAACCAAAAAGAGGTAGACCTCCCAAAAAAGAGGGAGAACCAAAAACGAGTTATAACTGGTCTATGAAGATGAAGGCCAGATTGGCCACTCAAAGACAGCTTTCCGAAAAGAAACGAAGAGCTGAAAGATTGACGAAGCAAGCTAAGAATGCCAGAAGAAAATCTAAAGAGGCACAACAAGCTGCTGTCAAAGTGGACAATGCTCTAAAGGGAAGACAGAAGTCCGTAAGTGTAATCACTGACGAGGACTTAAAGAAGGTGCCTCAAGCTGTACGTGAGCATTTACAGCACCACGATGTAGTATTCAGAGCCAACGAAGGCCCTCAAACTACATTCCTTGAGTCACCTGAAAGAGATGTCTTATACGGAGGAGCAGCAGGAGGGGGAAAATCCTATGCATTATTAGCAGATGTACTGCGAGATGCATCAAATCCCAACCATAGAGGGTTGCTGTTGAGAAGAACACTAGCTGAATTGACCGAATTGATAGACAAAAGCAAGCAACTCTATCCAAAAGCGTTCCCCGGAGCTGTATTTAAAGAGGCAAAGTCCATCTGGCAGTTCTCATCAGGTGCTAGAGTATGGTTTTCATACGTAGATGATGACCGAGATGTGACTAGATACCAAGGACAAGCGTTCAATTGGATAGGAATAGACGAGATTACGAACTACCCCACACCATACGTGTGGAATTACCTACGTTCTAGACTTAGAACTACTGATCCAGAACTAGGAATGTACATGAGATGTACAGCAAACCCGGGAGGAGTAGGAGGTTGGTGGGTAAAAAAGATGTATTTAGACCCTAATCCACCAGATAGTCCATTTTGGGCTAGAGATTTTGACACTGGTAAGGTTTTGAAGTACCCAGTGAACCACCCAAAGGCCGATGAACCGTTATTTTTACGTAAATTCGTGCCTGCAAGGTTGACAGACAACCCATATCTGTTTGAAGACGGTCAATATGAGGCGATGTTGATGTCTCTACCGGAAATAGAGAGAAAAAGGTTGTTAGAAGGTGACTGGGACGTAGCAGATGGCTCTGCTTTCACTGAATTTAGCCGTGAGACACACGTTGTAGAGCCTTTTGAGGTGCCATCGGGCTGGACAAGGATAAGATCAGGCGATTATGGCTATTCTTCACCGTCTTGTATCTTATGGGGAGCCATAGATTGGGACAATAACATATGGATATACAGAGAATTATACGTAAAAGGATATACAGGAGAGAGGTTAGGAGATTTGATAGTACAAATGGAAAGAGAAGACCCACCGATGCAGCAAACAACGCTGGATTCTTCCTGTTGGAACAGAACAGGCCTAGGGCCTTCTATTGCAGAGACTATGGTAAGGAGAGGAGCACGATGGACACCAGCAGACAGGAACAGAATTGCAGGAAAGATAGAAGTACACAGGAGATTAGCCTGTGACGATCACGGTAATGCTAGGGTTCGCTTTTTTTCTACGTGCAACAATACAATCAGGACTCTACCTACACTACCCATATCTAAAACCAATCCTGAAGATGTGGATACGAAAGCTGAAGACCATGCTTACGATGCGTTGAGGTATATGATGATGAGTAGGACTCTGATGAACGTGCATTCTCCACATAGGATGACTAAGCACACACAACAATATGAACCACAAGATCAAGTATTTGGATATTAATAGATGGCACAGGATATTACAATAAGAGATACAGAAATAAAAAGAACTGCTCAAATAGCTACTGAATGGGAAAGAGTAGTTAACGCTTTAAATCCAAAAGGTAAAGTTCCTACGGTAGAACAATTAAAAAATAAATTTAAAAAAGGAACAGCTACTGTTCGTGATGGTATAATTGCTAGAATGTATAGTGAAGGTGTTCTTTTTAAAATGAATCCTAAAGTAATAGAAGAAGATTTTCCTAGAATAGCTAAAAAAGTAAATGATTTTCAAGCTAATTTTCAATCACAGGCATATGATGAAACTACAAAAGGATTAAAAACAACAAATACTTTAAGTGGTTTATTAACTGATATAAATACTTTTGCTAAAGGAATATTAAAAAACAATCCAGATATGAAAGATTCCTTAAATTTAAGTGTAGATAAATTTGAAAAACTAATAGAACAAGGTGTAGTTAGTGATGATAAATGGAATCCTACAAGAAAAAGAATAAATGATTTTAAAAAAGGTAAATTGTATAAAGAAACAAAAGGAGCAAAAAAAGGCACTCGTATTCTTAAAGAAATAGATTCTAAGAAAATATTAAAAATAATGTTAAGT